GGCTGGCTCGGGCAACCGTATCCTCGGTGAAGATGCCCCAGATCGTGATCGCGGACATGTCGTTCATCGTTTTGGTCGTATAGGCGGTATCGAGCGATGCCACGATGTAGTCCATCGGTGGGAAGACTTGCTCGGGCCACAACTGCCACCAATCGCGCTTGATGACACCACCGCCTGCGGGTTCTGGGCGCTGCTGTAACTGTCCGGCAGTCGCGTAGGGGCCGAGTTGCTTCTCCAGTAACTCGGTCTCGGTGTCGCCGAACCGATCAGGCCAGAGCAAATCACCGGGTTCGGTGCGCGGATCTTTCCAGCCAATCGAGGTGACAAAGGCGCGCTCAGGCTCGTAGCGCATCGGCAAGCACAAATGAGTCCACTCACCGACGTCTTTCGAGAGGATATGCCCGGTCAGGTCGTTTTCCGCCAATCTCTGCTGGATAACGATGTAGGCACCGGTCTTCGGGTCATTCAGACGCGTCGACATCGTCCCATCCCACCAGTCGATCGTGGTCTGGATGGTCGCCTCGGAGAAGGCTTCGTTCGCGGCATTAGGGTCGTCGACCACGATAATCGATCCACCTTCACCGGTTACCGCGGCACCGATGGAGGTAATCAGGCGTTCACCGCCCTTGTCGTTTGAGAAGCGCGACTTGGTGTTCTGGTCGGAGTTTAGCGAGAAGCGCTCGCCCCACCGCTCCTGATACCAAGACGATTCGATGAGTCGCCGGCACTTAACGGAGTCGCGCAACGACAACTGGTTAGCGTAGGAGGCATGCAGGAACTGCACGCCCGGACCGCAGGTAGGCCCGCTATCTCGCTGTGCCCATGTCCACGCCGGCAGGGCAACAGAAGTGATAGACGACTTACCCATACGAGGCGGGATGTTGATGATGAGACGTTTGATCTCACCATCAACCACCGCTTGCAGGTGTTCGGCTACAGCCTCAACAGGCCAGCCATCCTTCCACGGCGAGGAGTCTAGGTATCTCCACGCTCCTCGAAGGAACAAATACAGGCTGTCTTCGCAATTAGCACGGTCAATCTCCAGCAACTGTTTTTTCTTGCTGATGACCTTGGAGCCAATCTTAACTAAGTCACGGGATGCCATTATCGAAAAGACGGCCCGCAAACCCAGCCAACCAAACTGTGCCGCTCCCCTTTCACTAAAGGGGTTACTTCGTGCAAGACATGGCTAGGGAAAAAAACCATATCGCCTTTTTTCTTATTGACCGGATTCCCGTCGGGTTTGAAATGCAAAATCAAGTCAGCGCCCTCGTAACTATCTGGATCGGATAGTTGGACGCTAAAACTCAGTTTTCGGTAGTGAGCGCCTGAACTGACTTGATCAACATGTTTTTCGTAAAAGTCACCTACGTTTTTGTAACTCGTAAACTGCAAAGTCTCGATGTAATCCAGATCGTAGTTCCAGAATTTCTTGTTTATCTCTAAAACGTAGTCGGTCGCTTTCCTAAATATCCATTCTGCGGATTTTTCGTTGGAATCAAAAAACCCCACATTTCCTTTGCGGATGTCGTTGTTTATCGAATATGTCAATAAGCCAACATTGACCTCTGCGTTTACCGGCTTTAACTTGCTCCCCAGTTCAATTATCAGATCGCACTCTTCCGGGCTAAACGCTTTTTCTGCATACACCCAAGATTCGTTTTTCTTAACATCCAGATACCAAGACATCACTCCTCCGATTCTTCATCCTCTGATTCAAACTCTTCACGTTGCTCATCGCTGATCTCAGTCGCTGATTCCAAAATCTTGCTCAAAGTGTCGCGCTCCTCAAAACTGAGTTTGCTCGCGTCAATGACATCCACATTCTGTATCTGCTGCTGCAGTGGCCCGCCATCGGCACCCGTGATCTCGGTGCGCTTGGTCTCGCGGTACTCATCACCGCCCTTGGCCTTCAGCAGCACAGTCGCCGCAGCCACCACAGCCTTGTGATCCTTGTCGGTCGCAATCTGGTACAGGGTCTCCTCGATCGTGGAGCACATCTCGATGTTCCCCATGTCGAGTTCGTACCGGAAATACTTGCGCAAAGTCTCATCCGATACGCCCATACCCTCGGCAATCTCATCCTGACTCCAACCCGCGCGCGCTAACTTGCGCACTAACAGGCGGTTGGCCATGGTCGGGACAAAAGGCTTGCGACCCGCGGTGTTCTTCTTCTTAGGCATCACCGATACCCAGAGGTCTTGCGCGCAATGCGCTTCGGCTGCGCAACAAATTGCTGACCCTTCGCCTTGCCCTCACGCTTGGCACGCGTCGTCGACGCATACTCCTGAGGAGACAGCGCGCGAATGGCCGCCTTCGGTAAATAACGCTCACCGGTATCCGAGGATCGCTTCCCACTCTTGGTGGTCCACTCCTGCTCGGTCCAATCCCTCAACGACTTCTGTGGCTTACGCATCAGTCTCTATAGCCTCCACCCTTTTCCTTGTACTTCTTGGCCAGCAACTGCGCCTTGCGGCCGCTCCACTGACCCGCCTTCGTACCCTGCGTCGCTTGCCCCTTGATCTGCTGGAACAAGGACTTACGCATCTCAGGCTTGGTGTAATTACCAGCCGCGTTCACTTTCGATTTTGCCATACACCCTCCTTACGGCTTAATGCCGTGCTTTCCCCAGTGGGCCAAAGCCTTCTCACTCACCTTATCAGCACTCGCCAAAGCAAAAGACAGGCTCCGCTTCAGCACATCATCCCAATACTTCTGGGATGGCCGATCTTTCTTGTTCTCCATCACCGTATCGTTTGCGTTCGCATATGCGTCATTCAAGTGAGCGCCCGTCTCATCCCACAGCGCCTTGTTGGATTTGTACAAACCCTCAACGCTGTCCTTCAACTTCCCATAAACCTTGCTGGCGTCGGAATAGGGCCACGAACCCGGGTCGCGCGGCTCATGTTCCCAAGATGGTTCAGTAGTGTTGGCCATATTTACTCCGGTAAATAGCACAGGTGGGGATGGGTTGGTACCCCCCGGGGGTCTTTTTTAACAGAATTTTTGGGTATATGCCGATTTGGGGCATTAACACACCCCATGGGTCCCTCGCCCTAATACAGAGGGGGGTACCCCTCCCCCAGCCCGCCGGGGGTTATCCACAGGTTATCCACAGGATGCCCACACCTTATCCACAGGCCATCCACAGAGTTGTGCACAGGGCGCAGGACGCGCGGAGACGGTCTAGGAGCGGCGCTGGGCCTTACGGCTGGCGTAGGGTGCGCTGGGCGTGGTGGGCGGTATCCAGCCCTTAGGTGTCTTGCGCCATCCGATCGCGAGCAGGACGTCGACGGGTCGGCAGAGCATGTCGCGCTTATGGGTGCGGATGGACTCCGCGGTCGCGAACGGTTGCTTACAGGATCGGCAGGTGCGAGTCGTCATCGAGAGTGCCGGCTTGCGCCTCCCCAGCCGGCGTGAGGTAAGTGGGTGACCGGGCGCATCGGATGCGGGCGGTGAGGTGGTGCCCGCGGTGTCTATGCTATCGAATATACGACGCCGAGGGTCATGTCGTATCGGTACGGCAATTCCTTCGAGGCGCGCAGCAGGGCCTTGTGCTCGGCCGTCGCAGGCATCCACTCGTTGCGGCGCTGGCTGAGGTACTCGAAGTCGAAGCGAGTGCGGCCGCGGGCGCCCTTGTACGAACGGATGCGGTGCGTGCCGGCGCGGACCTTAGCAAGGATGTCGAGGTATTGAGCAGTCATGTAAATCTCCGATAACAGATCAAGTATGAGGCGAGTTTACTTGAGTAAACATTAGAGTCAAGCATTTTGATGACACAAAATGCATGGCGTTGAAGGCTACTATCTTTCGGTGCGAAAGTTGTTGACAGCGGTGGTTTCTGCCTTAAACTGCGCATGTACCTTCACTTATCTGATATCGGAGATCGTTATGAACGCAGTTGCACAAGTCATCCAGTTCCCCGCCTCTGATGCCGATCGTCTCGGCCAGTTGGCTGCCCAGATCGCCGACCTGCAGGCTCAGTACGATTCGATCGCTGATGCCTTCCGCACCCGCGGTCAGGGTCGCTTCGAGGGTTCCATGTTCGCCGTCACGGTCAGCGATGAGACGCTGGTCCAGACCTTCGACACGAAGGCTGCCAAGGCCAAGTTGCTCGAAGTCGGTGTCGCCCAATCGTGGATCGACGGCAACGTCAAGATCAGCGTCCGCAAAGCCGCGGTCAAGGTGGGTGCGCGATGAACCCGAATAACGAAGAACTGGAGCGCGTGGTGGATGAACTCACGCGCATCCTCAATGACGCAGACGAAGCCACGTCGGTCGAGAAGGCTGACTGGGAGGCCAACCGGCGACTGGCTGCGTCCTTCCTTGAGTACACCTATTCGCTGGGCAAGATCGACGGCGCGACCATGATGGCCAAGGTAGGTGTGCAATGAGCGGCTCAGGGTTCCGGTACGAGGTCGTACTGAAGTCCAACCTCCTTGAGGTGGTTGCGGTCTACGCGGACCTCGACTTCCTGATGGCTGACTTCGGGAAGATCATCGAGTCCCAGCCGGGTCGGTACGCCATCGTCGACAACAAGCGCGACCGGGTCTTCACCATCGAGTTCGCGCGCGCCACTAAGGAGGCCGTATGAACTGGAACAACAAGGCGCTCGACCAACTGACCGAGCAACTGGCTGCCCTCCTTCGGGAGGGTATGCCGACCCAGACGGATGAGCACGTCCAGCGGTTGGCTCAGTCCTATACCCGCTACGCCTACCTGTTGGGAAAAAGCGACGGGCGGACCGAGGGCATCCTGACCATGTCGAAGGTGACGCCGTGATCACACCGGAGACACGGGTGAACAGAAGTAAGGGTCCTTGGTACGTATCGCCTGTGAAGCGAAAAGGCGTCTCTGACGTCCCTGTCACAGTGGTAGTCGACGTGGATGAATCCCCCGTTGCCAACTGTGGCTCTGGCTCTTTGGGTGAGGCGAATGCGCAATTGATTGCCTGTGCGCCTTCCCTGTTAGCCGTTGTCCGTAGTGCCTATTGGGAGGTGTATGACCTTCCTGAGGAGGGGCAGTCTAAGTGGGTGCGGGATGCGGAGGATCTCCTACGGCATTTGGGAGAGTTGTCGTGAGTCCGTCTGACTTTCGCGATCTGCTTTTGCGCTGTGAATTACGGCAAATCGATGCTGGGTGGCTTCTGGGCGTACATGCGCGTCAGGTGCGTGCTTGGTGTAGGGGTGAGTACCCTGTTCCCCAATACGCTTCCCTGTTGCTCTCTGCGTACGATCAGGGTCTGGTCTCCCCTAAGTGGTTGGCCAAGATGATCGATGTGCCACCCCCCTAGTCAAGTTATCCACAGGTACCTGAAAAGTTATCCACAGGATATTCACAGTGTTGTTCTGTTGCTTTCGGGCAACGTGATTAGTTGACCAATAGGAGTTTTGTGCAATGGCTAAAAAGACATCGAAGAAGGGTCCGCAGTTAGTGCAACTCGCGCTAACGCCCGGGATGATGAAACAGTTGTATACCGCGAGCGAGTGGCTAGAGATGGCGCTGCCAAGAGTGATCTGGTCGCTTGCTGTGAAGGCTGGGTCGGCGAAGAAGCCGGACTACTCTGCGGCGTCGGTGGCGCTGATCTTGGGGTTGCTTGAAGTTTCCGTCCCCCATTTACCGAAGCGAGGTGCACGCAAATGAGCATGGATATATTCGACGTCAGTTTGTCCGATGGGGCGGCTAAGGCTGCTCTACGGGATGTCATCCAACGGGTGGCTGAGATGCCCGGGGTGGCGAAGCAAGGATTGTCTCGCGAGTATGCCTATATG